ATGCGGCTATCGGCTCTCGGCTTTGCTATATTCCGGGTGTGGCGTAAGCCATCACCCCGTGCGAGTTCTTAAAATATTGAAATTGGGTTGTCCGTTGTCGTGGCGTTTTGTTCAGCGGTAATGCGAATAATGGTGCGAATGCAGGGTTCGTTTACTCGAATACGAATAATACGGCTTCGAATGCGAATGCGAATATCGGCTCTCAGCTATGCTTGTAAAAATATAGTTGCATAACGGAAACCTTGCCACAAAAACGGCATGACTTTATGCCGAATGTCTTGTAAATACAAGGGCAAAAAAGAAATTGCGTATAACGGTTTTGGTAGTGGAAACACGAAGAATCCCAATGTACAAGCAAACAAAGAAGCAATGAAGCGAATTGGGAATTTATATGATGAAATAATAAGTATTGACAACTTGCGGCTTGCGGACGAAAAAGCCCGCAAAGGCAAGGTTAATTCTTATGGCGTACAACTTCACGACAAAAACCGTGAAGCCAATTTGCTTTTATTGCACGAAAGTTTGAAAAATCAAACTTTCAGAACTTCAAAATATCACATATTCATCATTTTTGAACCAAAAGAGCGTGAAATCTACCAGCTTCCGTATTATCCCGATCGAATTGTTCATCATGCAATTATGAATATTCTCGAGCCGATCTGGGTATCCGTGTTCACAAAAGACACCTATTCATGTATAAAAAATCGTGGAATACATGCAGCGGCAAAGCGATTAAAAAGAGAATTAAAACTTGATTATGAAGGAACAAAATATTGCTTGAAAATTGACGTGCGCAAGTTTTATCCATCGATTGACCATGACATTTTAAAACAGATTATCAGAAGAAAGATAAAAGACAAACGTTTACTTTGGTTGCTTGACGAAATAATCGATTCCGCTGATGGTGTGCCAATTGGGAACTACTTATCACAGTATTTCGCCAATCTTTATTTGACATATTTTGATCATTGGATCAAGGAAGAAAAAGGAATCGAATATTATTATCGTTATGCTGATGATATTGTGATACTCGGATCGGACAAGGACGAACTTCATTCGCTTTTGCATGAAATACGTGCATATTTTTCAGATCGTCTTAAGTTGAAGGTAAAACGAAATTATCAGGTTTTCCCGGTCGATAGTCGGGGCATTGATTTTTTAGGATATAGATTTTTCCACTCCCACACTCTTTTGCGTAAATCTATCAAACATAAATTTTGCAGCCGGGTTGCAAAATTAAATAAGAGAAAGACTACACCGACAAAAGAGCAATACAAACAACAAATATGTTCTTGGTGGGGATGGTGTAAATATTGCAATTCAATTAATTTAATTAACAAACTATCAAAAACATTTCCGTATGAAATTAAATTTACTCGAGCCGAACGCACATTATGACATGGCAAATGGCAAACCGTCGTCTTTTGTCAAAGACAATGACGGATCGTTTTTATATCGTTACAATATTGAACCCGAAATGGGAATCAAAGATGGCGAAACAGAAGAAACACAACTTGGCTGGAAGTGTCGTGAAATCCGTATTTGGGAAAAACCGACAAAAGCAGTTTTGAAAAAGGCAATCATTCGTTCAGTTGTCGACGAAACGAAAGAATTTGCATTGCTGAATGATTACAACAAACATGTTCTTGAAATAAAGATAGATTCAGCGGCTGTTGACGCATACAAAGAGTTTTTGCAGTTTACAGAAGATGTTGATGCGATGTTGATTTCTGATATCGAAGGACAGAATATGTAAATCATGGCAAAGTTTAGTGAACTTGGCATTGAATCGGATATTATTATTGGTAAAGGAATAGATATTGAAGATTTGTTCGATCGTCATATCTTGATTGAAAAAACAATCATTCAACCAACAAAATTTCCGGGCAAAAACAAATCGGGTTTGCGCATGCAAATGCAAGTTGTGCTTGCTACTTTTTCGGAAGATGGTTCTTATGTGAAGCATTCAGATGGCACACCGGATGGCGAACGCCGTTCTTGTTTTACCGGATCGGATGTATTGATCGGTGCAATTCAGAAAGCCGAAACAAATATGCAATCAATCAATAAAGAGCGGAAAGAAAAGGGGCTTGAACCATTACAATTATATCCTCTTGACACAACAATTGTCAAAGTTGGTAAATGTTTTCAATTTAAGTAAATATGAAAATCATCAGGAATAATATTATTCCGTTTCCGGGATATAAGGCAATAAACCTGTTCGGAATATTATTTGTAAGGAAAAATGCAAGAATTGACGATATAACGCTCAATCACGAAGCTATTCATACGGCACAGATGAAAGAATTGCTATACATATTCTTTTATGTGCTATATATAATTGATTGGTTGATTGGACTTATGGCATACGTGAGTTTTTCGAAAGCATACAGAGAAGTATGTTTCGAGAAAGAAGCGTATGCAAATGAAAAGGATTTAAGCTATTTACAGAGACGGAAAATATTCGCATTTATAAAATATTTATATTCAAAATAAGATGAATTGGGAATTGATAATTTCGGCATTGGCAGGATTAATAACAGGCGGAGGGGCGTCATGGTTATTTCGGCTAAAAGAAGATAAGGCAGGCTCACAAGCAGATGCAATCGACGCATCGGCAGAAGCGATGAAAAAACTGTTGGATATTGCAACGCATCAACAGGATGTTTTCGCAAAAATGCTGGACGAAAAAGACAAAATTATCGTCAATCAGCAGACGTTGATTGAACAATATAAATCAGAACTCAGTAAAGCAAAAGACGACCTTAAAGAATTGACGAATGAGTTGAGACAAGAAAGGCAAAAGATTGCAAACCTCGAAAAGCTTGTAAATACAAAAATAAACAGATAAAATGGAAACGAGTAACAAAGGATACGAATTTATCAAGTCTCACGAAGGGTTGAGGCTAAAGGCCTATCGATGCCCTGGTGGAGTATGGACAATAGGCTATGGACATACACCCGGCGTAAAGGAGGGTGACGTGATAACAAAAGACCAAGCAGAAGAATTGCTGAAAAAGGACATAAAAGAAATAGAAGATAAGCTCAATTTTTTGAATCTCAACCTTACTCAAAATCAATTTGACGCCCTTGTGAGCTTTATTTTCAATGTAGGATGGTCAAATTTCAAATCATCTACATTACTGAAAAAAATCAAAATTAACCCTGATGATCCTTCAATAAGAGGAGAATTTGGCAGGTGGGTTTTTGCGAACGGAAAAAAATTAAACGGGCTGATTAAAAGAAGGAAAGATGAGGCAGGTTTATACTTCGATGAGACCTGAATTAAAGATATATATAAATCTTTTGACAGGGGAAAGAGTGATTAAGGAAAATCACGCACGTGCCTTTATTTATTTTTACGAAAAAGCAGACATGAATCATAAGCCACAAGGGAGCGATATAATCGATTTAAAAGAATTAAAAAATGAAAGAGGAAAATAATTTGATGCCTATATATAAAAAATACAAATAAATTTATGAAATTGCAATATAAAATAATCCTCGTTTTAATCGCTTGTTTGGCATCGTTCTTTGCAGGAAGATTAACTACGAAGCAGAAGGATACAGTGAAATTTGTCAAAGGAGAGACAATTTATAGAACGATTGAAGTTCCTAAATTCATTAAATCAACAATCCCTACAGCCGTTTTTTTACCTGTAAAGAAAGATACATTATTTATAGATAAAGAAAAAATAGTCATTCAAACAGTCGATACAGCGAAAATCATTGAAAACTACATTGCGGAGAGAAGATATGCTTTTAACGTCTTTGATAATGAATACGGCAAATTAAATGTAAAACAAACGTTACAATACAATGAATTACAAAAATTTGACTATGAATTTACGCCGTTACAGAAAGTAATAACACGTGAACGTGATCGCATGATCGTTCCTTTCATTTCTTCATCATATAACACGTTTGGAATTGCCGCTGCCGGTGGAGGAGTATTTTACAAAAATATAGGTGTTGAATACAAATATTTATATGATATAAATAGTCATGGAAACGGGCATGAATTTGGATTAAAGGTGAAATTCTAAGCAAGAAAAAATCATATTTTGTGTACATTTTCATGTACAATTTTCATAACTGATTGATATTTAAGGTTTATTGCGGAGAGAAATTATTCTTTTTCCTA